TGGGCATATATTGGAGTATTGTAGTTACGGACGGGTAATATACTCCTTCGCTTCTCTTGTAAACTCTCCTATCGAGAAAGTTTATCTGTTTTAATTCTGGATTGAAATCCAGTCTCTTTTTCTCATTCTGTTCTAGAATGTTCATTCCTTGTTTGATCATAGATCTAATTTGTGCACCATAAGACTAGATAAGTCTAACTCTTGTGCTGATTGGATATGTTTAGTAAATGATGTAAAACCCATTTCGGAAGGGTCTTTTTCTTTCATCTCTACTAGGTAAACTCGCTTACCTTGGTTAAGTAATTTTTCTGATATTTGTAGAGCTCTATTTCTAGCATCTGAATCTAGAGCAACATATACGTCGGATGTTGAGCTCATTAATATTTTCTTGTATAACGATTGCGCCATATTTTTACCTAATAAAGGTATAGCATTACGTCTTATAGCCATTGCATCAAATACTCCTTCACATATTACTATAGGAGCATTCCAGTTAATAAGGTTTTCGAAAAAGACTATGTCTTTAGATACTTCAGGATTCTTGTATTTGAAGTAGTTTCCATCGTAAGTTCTTGCAATAAAAAAATTGAGTTGATTGGATTCAGAATAACTTGGTATAATAATTCGTCCTCCATAGTCTCCAGATGTGCAGTACCCAATTTGGTATTTAATAAAATCATTGTCGCAAAGTCCTCGTTCATATAAATACTTCTTTACATTGTTAGCAATAACTGATGTTGTAGAGGCATCAGATAGTAGCTGATACTCTTTAGGTATCTCTAATATAGATATCCCCTTATACTCTATTTGTGATCCTTTTGGTAGGTATTTTAATATTTCATTTGATTGAGCTTTGGGTGTTTTGAGCTGAAATAATAAAGATCTTATAGTTGTACCTTTAGTTTCACATACCCAACATTCCCATGGATTCTTTCCATTTTCATTAGTAGCCATGTTGATTTCTAGCTTTGGCTTCCTATGATTACAGAAAGGACAATGAAAAGCGTGATTGCCTCTAGCCTTCTTGTGGCTTTTGCCCAATAAATTTTCAATTGATCCTAAAAGGAAAGTATAGTCCATAACCCAGTCCGTTATCTTTACTATAAGATAAGAACTTTTATTCGACTATGCAACTAATTAGATGGTAAGTTCCTCTATAGCTGCTTTAACCGTTTGGTTAAGTAGTTCTTTATTCTCTACATCAAGATAGTCATCTAGCTTACTTGAGATTGCTTCAGCAAGGTTAGAAATATCTTTATCAGATAAATTTAACTCTGATTGATGTACAATCTTTTTCTTCTCTAATATAATTTTTGATAACTTCATAATTTTAATCTATATCCATTTCGTACGAGTCAGCCTCAATACCTTTATCACTTAATTTATTTAAAATATCATCGACTACTTGAACATCATATGAATAAGGTACTTCTAGTTTAGTTAACTTATGTACTAACTTAGTACCTTCGTCTCTATCTACCTTATCACCATTTACAACAACGCTATATAAATCTCCATAATTAGTATAGTTAATACTAATATTGTTTACTTTTAAACGTTCGCTAAGAATAATATTTAATAGTTTCATTTTACTTAACCGTTACCACATCCGCAGTTACCGCATTCACATTCATCGTCTCTAGTTTTCATAGTTTATATATTTTAACTTTTAATTTACCAGAGCCTTTAATAAGACGGTGATACGTCTCTTTAGGTATAAATAGTTTGTTTTCTGATAATACTTGAGGTATTTGGTTGTCTAGTTGAAACTCCCAGTCCGTTTTACCTATGGCTTGAACATACCTATCTTCTTTATCTCTATGCCATACTAATTCAAATGATGAAGTACTACTAGAGAACTCTCTTATAACATAACCTTCTTCTGTAAGTTCAGAGTAAGGTCTACCAGTATCCTGAGAAGTTTGATGATCCACCTAATGATTTCCAATAACGGCCTATATTACAAGACCAATAACCTGCTTTTGTTTTATCTTTCTTAGTTGCACATTTATGACGTGCAGCAAAAGATGCTCTTGCACCTTTCTTTTTAAACTTAACTGAAAGGCCAGTATCTCCAAAAGATACTTTCTTCACATTTCCTTTCTTTGACTTAACGTAGACGTAGAATTTTTTACTTCCACCTCTTTTAGGTTTGTTAAGAGCAACCTTTTTACCTCTGTAATCAGCTTCGGGTATGTAATCAACTGACGCTTTAAGCATTTCAAAGCCATTATAGTCAAAACTTTCGTTTTGTATTGAAACTGCTTTTCTTAATTTGTCCATGTTTATGTTACCCCCTATTGACTCTACTAGTTCTTTGATCATATCAAAGTCTATCATCTCGTCTATAGAAGCTGCTTCGTCGATTAGGTCTTCATTTTCGATCATTTCATCGATAACGTTACCTATTTCGAACAGAGGATTATAATTAGATGATACCATAGGTAAGTCTAATGGAACTTTTAATCCATTATAGTCACCGTATTCACCTATATCTGTTGTTTCTAAAAGATCTTTATCAGTTTCCTCTAATTCAATTGCTTCGTCTCTAAGAGCTTCTCTCGCTTCTTTGAATAATTGTATAAAGGCATCCGAGCTATAACGGTAGACATGCTCATGTAAAGAGAGTTTATTGTCTAAGTGGTACTTTAAAGATGGGTATCCGATAATGTTCTTTAATTTAATCATAATATTAATTTTGTTCACTTCTCTGTTGCCATTCCTGGGATACAGAGTCTTTATTTATTGGTCCTCCTTTAGCCCATGTTCTGCAACTTCTGGCTGAGTGACATTTAAAGTGGTGCATCCAACAGTAACCTAGCTTACCATCTTCATCTGAAGTAACTCCAGGCATGCACACTTCCATTCTAGGAGATATATCAAACGCTACACAGTTACTACAGTTAGATAGTCTTGCTGCTTTTTCTGAAGTATTCCAGTATTTAGCGATGTCTTTCCAAAAGCTACCAGGTTCACTTACATTTAGTGGACCGTATTGAATATGTTCTGCTTTTATAGAAGCATCTCTATTCTTAGTATTTAACATCAAGTCTTGAGTTGCTGCAGGACATGAATCGTTATTCTCTTTTAAAATTATATCTCTTAATTTCATAAGTTGAAGTCTTTTCTATAAAACTTACCTAGAATATTATCATTAATATAGTTATTTCTAGAGTCTAGTACTTCATTTATAAATAGGTGCTTACATTCAAAATATGTTAGCTGCTTTTTATTAGGTACGTACTGAATAATTTTTTTAGAAAATGCTAACGGACCATCTCTTTTTAGTAGTTCTTTTATTTTTAGATGAGATCCAAAGTAAGATAACCAATCTGATTCGGTTATTACTTTTTGTTTAGCAGGAGTTCTTCCTCCGATTCCTTTTGCTTTTCTTTCTAGTCTTAAAGCTTCTAAAGCTTTTTTTCCTAGTCTTTTGTTTCTTTCAAAAAACAAAACTTTTTTTCCAATATACTTCTGTTTAGTTTCTAAATGTGTTACTTCGTATATAAATCCGTAAGTTCCTTCTGGCATATCGGATATTTCGGTAATTAATTTACCGTCGTAAGTCCAAATTGGTTCTGTCATTATGTTTAGTTTTACTCACTACCCATTCCACTACCTGTAAATCCTCCTAGTGGGTAACCTTGAAATTGTAGTGAACTTGAAATTTGTGTTGATGGGTCAGTAATTATTTCCCCGGTGATTGTTTCATCAAAACCTTCTGGTATAGATTGAGAAATAAATTCATTAAAGTTACTGCCGGAAAATACTATACCAAAATCAAAACACGATTCAGATACTGCTCCTTCTATAGATGTATAATCTCCTCTATTAGCAGCTGTTCTTTTTATTCCTCCCTCTGATGCTGAACCTGCTGCTATTGCTCCTGATTCAAACATTGTAAAAGAACCTGCATAATAATCTACGTAAGGTATACTACCAGATACTGAGAATCTACCTAGTAGAGCACAGGTAAAGATAGTGGATACCTCTCCAGAGTCATTTATCTGTACAACTATTTCTGGTTTTACATCATCAGCTGAACCTGATTCTCTAACACCGTACCATTCGTCTTGTCCAACAAATGGAAATTCAGTCCCAAAGTCACTATAAAATATTGTACTTGTGTCTATATTAGCAATGCTCTGTGCTCCGGCATGTATAGCGTAATATGTTCCAAATGTAGTTCGAGGATCGTTGCTGGCATTGATATCATACTCTGTAGTCATATTACAGCCTTGTATAGCGGTTACCATTCCTCCGCTTTCGAGTCTATTAAACTCGTATATCTTACCTGATCCTGGTGCTGGCATATTATCCTATTTTGTTTTCTATATCAGTTAATCTTTGATCTAATTCTAATATAGCTTTATGTAAATGAGCAAGTACTGGTTTGTTATTCATTCCTAAGTAACCATCTGATTTTTCTTGTACTGCGTAAGGTAATACTTCTTGTACTTCTTGAGCAATAAACCCAGCGTCTTGTTTACCGTTAAGTTCGTATTCATAAGATACGAATTTTTTTATTACTTCCAAACCTTCTTTTATTGGTTCGATATTAGACTTTAATCTTTTATCAGAAGTAGTATTAAAGTTAGCAGCTGATATTTCCCCATTAGCGTCTGTAGCTACAATTGTACTAGCTGTTCCGTCATCTGTAGTTGTTATAGTATGTGTATGTGATGTAGCTGTAGTACCGTTAGTGGTTGCTGCAGTTAAAGTACTTGGATCTCCTAATGTTACTGTAGCAGCTCCAGATGTAGCACCACCGCTCATACCAGATCCTGCTGTAACTGCTGTAATGTCTCCTGTATTAGCTGTTGCACCATTTGCAACGTTTAAAATAGCTCTTACTTCTGCAGCTGTTAATGCTGTTACATTTCCAGTTCCTGATGCTGTTCTACCTATAATAGTATCGGTTGCTATTTGCTGGTATTTAGCATGGGTAACTTTATTAGCAGCTATCGTAGTAGCTCCATCTCCAGCTGATGTTACATCCCCAGAGTGATTAGGGTGAGTGTAATCTCCAGTAAATCCAAGGTCTGTAATTTGGGCTGATCCTGTAATGAATGTAGGTAGGGAAGGTATATCTCCAAATGTAATTTGAGCTCCTCCTGATATTAAAGCAGGTTTACTTGATAGACTAGCATACGTACCGTCAAATAAAGTTGGCTTACTTGATAGACTATCATAATCACCATCGAATAACGTTGGTAGAGATGAAATAGAACTATATGATATTTGTCCAGAAGCAGAAACTAATCCTGTTGGTTTAGAGCTTATGCTTGCAAATGATATTTGTGCTGAAGCAGATACTAAATCAGAAGGTAAACTTCTTACAACTGATCCGGATACTATGTCGGATGGTATGTTATCAAGCCCTGTAAATGATACTTGACCTGATCCTGATACAAGGCCAGATGGTTTAGAACCTATACTGGCAAAGGATACTTGACTTGATCCAGATACTAACCCTGATGGTTTAGATCCTATACTAGCAAAGGATACTTGACTT